GACAAACCACCTATGCGGAAATGTTCACGTTCAATCTCATCGAAACAAACGTTGAGACTGCGAAGTTGTACTATGGTGAGGATAATGTCACTGTGGTTGGCGATAACATTACGATCAAGGCAAACGGCACGCCGCTTCCTGAAATCGTATTTGTTGCTGAACTCGTTATGACCGGCGGACGCATCAAGCGTATCGTTGTCGAACGAGGTCAAATCGTTGATCGTAGCGGCGAGATTACCTATGTGGACGGCGAGCCTATCGCGTATCCAATAACGCTTAAGGCATACCCTGACAGCGAAGGTAACACCCACACCGAGTACATTGCTCTTGTAGCATCCTAAGCGACGCAATACTTCGGCAGAGACACCCAGACTATTCTGGGTGTTTTTGTTTATGCTATAATTTGAACTACGATACTAAATAGAATTGGAGTGAGTTATGGCTGATGCCACAGATCAAAAAAATGATGGGCTAAAAGAGGTTGAAGCGTTCGGTTTCAAGTTCACTATTAACCCAGACCTACTAGACGACGTTGAGGCGTTTGAACTTATTGACCGCATCGAAAACAAGGGGCAGTCTGCCGGTATTGTTGAGCTGGTCAAATACATGATCGGTGAAAAAGGCTTGAACGATATGAAAGCACATTTTCGTGATGAAGATGCCAAGCTACACGCTGAGCAACTAAAGGCTGATGGCAAACCAGCCGACCCAGACTACAAAGGTCGCTTCCGTGTCAGTAAACTTCTAAAAGTCTATGAAGTCATTGTTGCGAACTACGACCCAAAAGAATAGCTCTACACAAAATACGCCGTGATTATTTTGACCAGTTAGAGGCGGACTTTCAGCAATACTACAACCTAGACATTTCGCAGGTGCTACACGGCAGAGCAGCGAGGTTGCTATTTCAGTTACCACGCGAATGCCGTGTTTTCTGTGCGCTTGAGCCGTCAAACCAATGGGGCTGGTCCGAAGTCTTGCAAAACAAAATGGCATTCTTGCTTGAGGTGCTGGTATGGCAGAACAGCAAGGATGCCCAGCGCAAGTCGCCACAGCATAAACCTAAGCTATTTGTACCTGCATTCATGAAGACTGCTACCCAGAAGAGCGCCATTGCCAAAGATAGCATTGCAGCTGATACCGATACCATTAAAGAGCTACTGGCAAGACCCCGAAAATAGACAAAGACCACTCCCCTACTGGCTTTTTTGGGCAAAAAGTGGCATTGTAGGCAATACAACGCTTAACGGGGGTGGCGACCACTCCCCTACCCTATCATAATAAAATTTACAGCCTGTCAAACACCTTGACGGCTTTTTTCATGCGACACCCAAGGCAGGGTGGGGGAGTGCCTAATAGTAATCACCCATACGCATGAGCTATACTAAGTGCATGGGCAAATTCATAACGTTTCAACTCGACCCACAAGGTGGCGAAGATATACTGACAGATTTGGCGGCAAAGACCATCCAAACGTCGGCAGAGGCAATCAAAGCCAGAGCGTCAGCAATGGCTGGTAGCATGTCAAGCAACCCACCAGACATCAATCTAAGTACCCGAGTTGGTACTATTCGTCGTGGTCGTCGAGCCATCGCTACACTTACGGTTGACCCACACGGCGATGCTCACTCAAACTACATTGGGCGTATGGCTTTAGTCAAGGCAAAGGATGCTGGGCGCGTGTAACAGCTTATGGTATAATTTGCAATATACAACCACGCTTACGGAGCGGCAAACCCGGCTTAATAAAACCCGAGAGATACCCAACAAATGGCAAACGACATTGGAACAGCATATGTACACATAGCACCGAACATGACCGGCATACAATCTAAGATTGCAGCTGGTTTTAACGGGCTAGGTGGGCAGTTCGCTGGACAATTCAGTAATGAGTTCAGTGCCAAAGCCGCAGTACTGGCTGGCGCAATAGCTGGTGTCGCTCAGGCAGCCATGCAAAAGGCAATGTCGGCAATCAGCAACTCGCTGGGTGATGCAGTCAGTCGCGTAGATACTCTGGCTCGCTTCCCGACTGTCATGCAAAACCTTGGGTATTCAGCCGATGAAGCCAAACAGCAAGTACAGAGGATGGCGACAGCTGTTATCGGCTTGCCTACGGCGCTCGATCAAATAACTGGACTTGCCACCCGTCTCGCACCTGTATCGGGCAGTCTAACCAAAGCAACCGACGTAGCATTGGCATTCAACAACGCCGTTCTAGCTGGTGGTGGTCCAACTTACCGTCAAGCTGACGCTATTGAGCAATTCAGCCAGATGCTATCTAAGGGCGTGCCAGACATGATGGCTTGGCGCACACTGCAAGAAGCAATGCCAGCTACACTGTCGCAAACAGCCAAGGCTCTGGGCATCACAAGTGGTAACACGCTAGAGCTGTACAACAAATTGCAGGATGGAACTATCACATTTCAGCAATTCACTGACTCAATCGTAAATCTCAACAAAGAGGGTCTGCCGGGCTTCAAGTCATTTGCCGATCAAGCCAAAGACTCGACTAGCGGTATCCAAACGGGTATGCAGAATGCCCAGACAGCGATTACTCGTGGCATAGCCAGTATTATTGATGCAGTTGGTCAGAAAAACTTATCAGAGGGCATAGCAAGCATCGGCAAGGCTTTCGAGTCAGCACTAAAGATGATTGCCGTAGCAGTACCGCCAACATTGCAGGTACTAAAAGACGTGTTTGGCTTTATCGCCGACAACAAAGACATCATTATGCCAATAGTGGTAGGTATCACCGCTATGGTGGCAGCATTCAAGATTTGGCAGGCAGTCACAACCGCAATGACCATTGCACAAGGGCTATTCAATATCGTACTAGCGGCAAACCCAATCGGGCTGATAACCATAGCCGTTGTTGGGCTGGTCGCAGCGCTAACATACTTCTTTACTCAGACAGAACTGGGCAAGCAGATAATGCAAACATTTGGCGACGTTATATCAGCCGTGTGGGAAGACATCAAAACAGGGCTTGCGGCTGTTGGCAAGTTTTTCAGCGATACTTGGACGAACATACAAAACGCCATAGGCGCTGTTATTGACTGGGTAAAGGCTAACTGGCCGCTATTGCTTGCAATAATCACTGGTCCCATTGGCATCGCAGTGGGCTTGATAGTCAAGAACTGGGACACCATCAAACAGGCATTTCAAAACGCCTGGAACTTCGTCACGGGTCTATGGGGCAAAGCTGGCGAATTCTTTAGTGGCATCTTCAACAACATCAAAAACGCATTCGGCAAGATTGGCGAAATCGGCAAGAACATTGTTGAGGGTATTTGGAATGGTATGTCTGGCGCAGGCAACTGGCTCAAAGACAAGATATTCGCACTCATTAAGCAGGTAATACCGGGTCCAATTCGTGATGCTCTGGGTATCCATTCACCATCAAAGGTCGCATCTGACTTGGCAGAGGAAGTGCCAGCTGGTGTAGCGCAAGGTATCTATAAAAAGGCTGGTATGGTAGTCAGCGCAGTCAACAGCATGACAGCTGGCGCTGTGAGCGCTCTAGCAAGCTCAAATATGGCAGGTGACATTGCTACCAACCTAACGCCAAGCGCAAGCGTCAACGCAGCAGGCTTGGGCGTAGGCGGTGGTGTTGCTGGTCCGCAGATTGTTCAGAACAATAGTATTTACAACCAAGTTGATTTAGACTCAGTAACAAGAGACTTAGCATGGCAGGTAAGGCGATAAGATGAATATACTATTACCAAACGACATAACCCTCAGCGCCGATCCCAACGGTGGCAACTTCATTATCAAAGAAGTAAGCGGACTCGGTCCAGCCGATATTCGTACCTCGAGCTTCTTATTCAGCGGTCGGTCTGGCGGATTAGTAACCGACCAGCAGTTCGGCTTCCGTATGGTGAGTATTGAGGGTAAAATCGGGCAAATAGGCGGCTCTCGAGCGCAACATGCGCTAGACCGTCAAACGCTACTCGCTGCACTACCTCTTGGCACAACAATACCGGTGTATATAACCAACTTTGCCGGTGAGCAATTCCGTATTGACGCAAACGTTACCGATGCAAAGGTCGAGTACAGCCAGGGCGGTTATACTAGCGACTACATGGTCCAGCTTACTGCAGGCGACCCACTATTTTACAGCACAGAAGGTGGAGACGAGCAGACCGCTACAGTCGAGCGAACTGTCGACAACGGTGGTTATGTTACGCCTTACATTTTGCCGGTAGTCTGGGACAGTGGCGGCGCACCTACGGTCGTAACTAACAGCGGCAATGCGGTGGTCTATCCGGTCATAACTATATTCGATACTACTCACGACCCTATACTCACAAACCAGGCGACCGGCGAGCAGTTCGCTATGAGTATCAATACCAATACCGGCGACGAGCTGGTAATCGATATGCTCAACCGCACAGTAAAACTCAATGGTTCGGACGTCATCGGCAATAAAGTCGACGGCAGTGTATGGTTCGGACTCCTGGTCGGCAATAATGCCATCCGCTTCGACACCGATACTGTAGACGACGACGGCTACGCAGAGGTTGTATGGCGTAACGGCGTGACGGGGATCTAGCTCATGACACCTCAACTAAAATATGAATTAGAGCTATGGATCAATGGCGTAATGGTCGCTGACATCAGTAAACTTGCCACCGCGCGCAGCTATAAAATCAAACGCAACGACAGTGAGGAGCTGGCGTTTACCCTAGATGTGAAAGCATTTGAGAACCACTGCGTCGAAGCCGGGCGCGACCCGGAGGCTACGCTAGTGCCGTATGTGACTGACGTCCGCGTAAAGCGCGAGGGTGGTTATTTATTCGGTACGCAGGTGGTTGATATTTCTTATACCTTCAATGAGGGTGGCGCTAATATGGTTGTAAAATGCAACGGCTTCCTGGATCTATTCCGCGACCGCTATATTACTAAAAACTATGTGGCAACCGAGGCGACTGAAATAGCGTGGGATATGCTTGATGAAACACAAACGGTATATGGCGACTTTGGCGTTGTCGATGGTCCGGATCAATACGTTACTGGCGTACAGCGCGACCGCAACTTTATCGACCAAAATATCAAAGACGCCATTATGAACCTGACCGAACTCATCAACGGAAAGTTCGACTTTGCCTTTACGCACGACCGCAAATTCAACACGTACGAGATGCAGGGAACATACCGCCCAAACAACCGGCTAACATATCCGTATAACATTAAAAGCATCAGCACGCCAAAAACGGCGCTCAACCTGTTCAATTACACGATCGGGCTTGGCTCTGGGTTCGGTGAGGAAACAGTGCGCTCGGAGGGCGGGGACGCGCAGGACACCGACAGCCGGTTAAACTACGGTACACGAATGCGCATCGTAAGTTTCAACTCCGTCAGTACCCAGGACGTGCTTGATCAAAACACTGCCACTGAAAATGCAAAAACAAAAGACCTGCTAATATTGCCAAAACTAACCGTCTCCGGCGAATTCATCGATCTCAATACCGTATGGGTGGGCGACCGTATACCTGTCGAGGTGCAGGGACACCCGAGCCTGCCACTTAATGACATTTATCGTATCGAGCAAATCGACGTTACTCTCGACGAAAACGACGCCGAGGATATTGCGCTGACGGTCGACAACTACGGCTTCACGCAGGAGGTGTAATGGGCAGGCTTGGATTAGTATCAGAACTGGCATTTGCGGAGGACTTCAAACAACTGCGCCGGGACGTTGAGGCTATAAAAAACGCCCAGCGAGTGGGGCGCGACATCCTAAAGCCTAAAATTATCGAGTGCCTGGATGGTAGCGGCAACCCGACTGTATACGACCTGGTGACCGTTCCTGTGCCGAACGGCTTCGGTGGCTATACCAACCGCGCCCACTTCGTGGCTCGCTTTACTGCAGCTCACCAGTACAATCCCTGGGGCGCTCCGCTCTATAAGCTAATGTTCGGCAGTCCATCCACACCAGCAACGCCCGGGCAGACGTATGGTTTTACTTATCCATACCTCGACGACTTCCTGGGCGTTCCAGGCAAGGTGAGCTATTGGGGTTACTTCGGCAATAACGACTTTGCGAGCGCTGTGCCTATTTACATAAAGGTCTATTTTTACGCCACTGACACCGGCACGCTAGCAGTAACAGCGGAGAGCATACCATAATGAAGCCTGACGGTTACCACAACCAGCTCGGTACAGAATTAAAGAGCATAGAGGATCAGATCCGCGAACTCAAAAAGCGCCAGCCAAATGGTACAGATACTGTGCAGACCTATGCAAACAAAAACTCTGCATGGGATATTGACTGGACGCCAACCTGGTCCTACACGCCCGGCTCGAGCCGAGCTTTGAATAAAGCGGTAATATTTGACGCCGACGAGCAGGATGCACCAATTAGCTCCATGCGCTATGAGATACTGGTAAACAACACGTATTGGTATACTATCGGCTCGTTCGACGCGCCTTTTATGGGCTTGGTGGCTGTAAACGGCTATGTACACGACTACTTCTTATCGTATGCCGGTCTAGTGCCAACTCCAAAAAAGGACGGTTGGTATTTCAACGTTACTGCCTATGCTAGTGGCACAAACGTGAAGGTTCGCTTTATGATTGATAGTACCGACACCGGAACAATAACTGTACAGGACATAGCATAATGCCTAGCCGACAAGACCTCCTCAACCTCCAGCAACGCGTCAAAGCCGCTATTGCTACGCTTGCCGAAATGAAACGCACCCCGCAGCCTATGGCGGGCGACAGTTGGGTATATTACCGCCGTATGATTGCTCCGGCTTGGGATGTAGAGCTTCATGGCATTACTAGCTCGAGTTTTGTGCGATTATACAAAGTAACTTACGAGGTAGATCGACCAGACACCGGTTTTGCGCTCCCCTTTGTAGAGGTTGATTGGGACACGCCCGCGCAGGATATGTCCTACAACTGGTCGCCGGTTCGCGATGATCCGTACAGCTGGTGGCTGCGCATTACTCACGCGACGTACAATAGCACCTCTGCGGGTATTATGATCAGGTTTAATATATTCGCACCACAGACTGGTATAATAACTGTAACGGAAATACCATAGTTATGATAAAATTAAAAGCAGATAAGGATATTCGAATATGAGCTTAGGAACTAGCAACAGAGATGGCGGAAAAACAAGCGAGAGCGGACACCTTCGAGCGTTGGCTAAAATCGTATCCGGTGACATCATTACCGGTCTAAACGCCGTCCAGCGTGCCGCAGGCGTAAACATGAGTGTCGATATACAAGTGGGCGACGCTTTTGTGCGCCGGTCCGATGGTAGTTACGCGCACCCGGTATTCAATGATGCGGTATATAACCAGGTCATTAGCGCAGCCGATGGATCAAACCCTCGCCGCGATATTGTTGTAATTTATGTCGATTATGGTCAAACACCAAGTACTGCGGTCAGCAACAACACAAACGGTGTCGTAAAAATCAAAGTCGTAAACGGTACACCAGCCGGAAGCCCTGTTGATCCAAGCGGCGCGGCTATTCAAGCGTCTGTTGGCGCAGGCAACCCATACAGCATACTCGCACGTGTCCGCGTCCCTGCCGGACAGACATCAATCAGCAACTCGCTTATAGATGATTTACGGAGTATGACTACAGCTAATATTACTAATGCCACAATCACTAACGCTAAGTTATCGACAGCCGCAGGTGAATTAGGTGGTGAATGGGCTGCATACTCACCGATATTTAGCGGTTTTTCAGCAATAACAAAGAACGTCGGCAGATACTTACAAGTTGGTAAAGTCACGCACCTTTTTTTGGATACAGTAGGTACAAGCAACACTGGATATATCGGTATCACGCTACCATCAGCCCCGAAGTCAGGTGGGTATTTTCTCATAAGAGTTATGGATAACTCGACAAACATGGACCAGCCAGGCATGTTAGAGCTTACGGCTGGCAGCACAGCCGCAGTCGCGTATATTAAGCCAACTGGTGGTACATTCACTAGTTCAGGTACAAAAGCCTTACACCCAACAACAATAGTGTACGAAGCAGCATAAAACAAAAAGGAGCATAATAATCTATGGACACCGCGCTGCCTCGTAAACAAAAGTGAAACAAAACAGAATGGGCAGCCACGCGTAAACGTGTGCCGGTAACGTTAGAGGAGTAACTATGGATATCGGATTGCCCCTAAAGCAAAAGATAAACGGTACGGAATGGGCTGCTGCTCGTCAACGTGCCATAAACAGCAAAGACCCAGTATGCGCGATATGCCACAAGTTTATTGACGTAACCCTTCCAATGAAAGACCCGGAGACTGGCGAGTGGAACGGACTCGCGGTGGAGGTGGATCATAAAGTACCCCGCGCTCGTGGTGGTCCGATGTACGAACTCGACAACCTGCAGCTTTCACACAGTGCCTGCAACCGCAAAAAGGGTGCGCGCATGGAGTCTGATTACGACGCCAACACTGTCGTCAATCCTTTCCCGCATTCAAATGCATGGTAATTAAAGGCGTGTTATAATTAAAATACTAACGAATAGGAGTATCGCCATGTCTGATCAAGAGCAAACACCAACCCAGCAATTAAAAGAAAACGAAGTGTTACCAGCGGAAATCCACGAGGACGAGTTGCAACACATGGGCAAAGGGGAGGAGCAATAATATGGGCTACAATCTACGCCAAAACCCAGCTCACCCTAATAACTTTACTCCAGGTCGTCAGGGTGCGACCGTAAATAAGATCGTCGTTCATCATGCCGCAACGACTGACTTCGATGGTATCGCTCGGACATTCCAAAACCCGAACCGCGCCGCTTCAGCGCACTATGGTGTTGGTCGTAATCAAAACGTCGACCAGTATGTCCAGGAAGATAACATCGCCTGGCACTGTGGTAACTGGGATGGCAACAAGTCCTCTATTGGTATTGAAAACGTAAACAAAACTGGCGGTCCGGACTGGCTAATTGATGATGCCACCTTTAATACCCTGGTTGAGCTTTGTAAAGACATTGCTAACCGAAATGGTTTCGGTCAATTAGTAGTTGGTAAAAACCTATTCGGTCACAAAGACTTTATGGCTACTGCTTGCCCTGGACAGCTATATGGTCGTCTACAACAGCTTGCCGACGCAGTAAACAGTGCTGCCGGTGGCGGTGCAAATCCAGTACCAACACCGTCGCGCCGATCTAACGAGCAAATTGCCACCGAAGTATTGGCAGGCGCTTGGGGTAATAACCCTGAACGTAAAAACCGTCTCGAGGCACAGGGATATGACTACGGTGCTATTCAGGCTATCGTAAACGGTCGTGTGGGCGGCGGAGCACCTGCGCCAGCACCAGCTCGACCGAGTAACGATGAAATTGCAAACCAGGTACTCGCCGGAGCATGGGGCAACAATCCATCACGTCAGCAACGTCTGCAGGCTGCAGGCTATGATTACGGCGCTATCCAAGCACTCGTCAATCAAAAGCTCGGCGGAGGCGCTAGCGCCCCTGCTCGCAAGTCTGACGAGCAAGTAGCGAACGAGATAATCGCCGGAGTTGGTGGCTGGGGAAATAACCCACAGCGTGCTGAAAAGCTCCGCGCCGCTGGCTACGATGCTGGCTCGGTCCAGTCAATCATTAACCGTAAACTAGGATTCTAAAAATATGTTTGTATTTACCCTCGACCCAGCATTAGTAGTTCAGCTCGTATTGGCTGTGGTATTACCTATACTAGTCGGACTCGTAACAACCCGCGTTACTAAAGGCTCAATCAAAGCGTGGCTACTAGCCGGGCTGACGTTGGTAACCGCGCTATTGACCCAGCTTGGCGCTGCAATAGCCGCACAGACGGCGTTTGACGTTGGTTTGGCACTAATTAGCGTTATACCTGCCTTTGCCATCTCAGTGGCGACGTACTACGGTCTGTGGAAGCCTACCGGCGTCGGGCAAGCTGCTCAGGACGTCGAGCTCACTACTCTTGTAAAATAAACATTCGGTTAAATCAAAAGAGCGCCCCTCGCCTCGGCGCTCTTTTTTATTGGTCAGTGTTTGTTTTATCCACTGAATACATTTATTGTACAGCGGGCGGTTTTATATAGTCAAGCGACTTGCTGCCTTTCTCGGAGTTGCAGAAATAGCACGCGGGTTTCAGGTTGTCGAGATTAAAGCGCAGGCTCGGGTCGCGTGACCGGCTGACAACATGATCCAGCGTAAGCTTGTTTATATCGATACGCACCGGACACCAGGGATGGATGCGCAAATAGCATTCCCAGTACTGCCCCTCTATTGGCGGCGGGTTTTTGCGTATCCAGGTGGCACGAGTAAGAAACCACTGCTTTGTAGTTTTGCCGACCTTATTTATTGGCTTGCGCGTTTGCCGGATGGCGCTGCGCTTGATTGCTTTCTTGGGGTTGGCTGGACACATATATGGGAAATGACCCATCTGCTTGCAGTGTCTGCAGGGCTTTTTTGGAAATCTGTCCATGTGAGTAAAATGCCTCCATTCGTTTGCTCTAATTGTAACACTTGCGTTTATGTTACAATTACTACATAAACCAGAATGCATACGGGAACTACCCGGAGAAAAAGGAGAAGGCATCATGGCTAAGTCAAATACAGAGGTACAGCCTAAAGTAACCAGTGAGGATAAAATCGTCCCGATCGATATATTGGTCGCGAACGATATTAACCCTCGTAAAATACATCAAAAGCAATTCGAGGCATTGAAAAAATCACTGCAAGAGTTCCCGGAGATGAAACAGCTGCGAATGATCGTGGTTGACGAGGATATGAAGATCCTGGGAGGGCATCAGCGTATCTACGCGCTGAAAGAGCTCGGCTATACTGACGTCGAGGTCAAGCAGGTATTTGGCCTAACCGAAAAGCAAAAGCGTGAGTTTATCATCAAGGACAATACCGCCGCCGGTGAATGGGATACTGACATCATCGCCAACCAGTGGGATATAGAAGAGCTAGAGCAGTGGGGCGTGCCTAACTTTAACTTTGGCGACATTGGGGACGCTGACAAAAAGACCGGCGAGGCAACCGAAAAAGACCTCCACACTTGCCCGGGTTGCGGCTTGGAGTTCTCGGATTAGCCATGATCGGCGGCTTGGGTATACCATATCAAGGCTCTAAGCGAAAACTAGCGCCAACAATCGTAAAGTTCATAACAAAGAGGCAGCCTCATGCGGAACACTTTTACGACCTATTTGGTGGAGGTGGGGCGGTCTCATTCATTGCACTACAGACACCTCAGTTTAAAACAGTTACCTACAACGAAATAAGCCCAGCAATCAGCGCATTGCTAAGACGGATGATTGATGAGCAAGCGCACCCAGATCACTACCCACATGAGCTTGGCGAAAAACTAAGTGACGATTTCTACAATTCAATCACCAAAAAAGAATTTAAGCAATACATTACTCAGTCAGATTGGCTTGGCGGCCTAGCACAATCTGTATGGTCTTTTGGCAACAACCAAAAAAACTACCTGTACTCTGATGAAAACAAACTGCTAGTAGAACACTGGCTAGTATTTAGGGATGATGAGAGCCGCCATAAAGCACAAGAATACTTCGGCATAGCATTGCCAGATTTTATTGTAAAGCCAGACAGTGTTTATGGCAGGCGTATGCGCTTCTCGCGCTGGATTAAAGCCAACAATATTGACCGAGAGCAGGCAAAGCTCCGGCAGCTTGAATTATTACAGCGCATGGCCCGGCTCATCGTGATAGAGAGACTGCAGCGACTAAGCCAGCTGCAACAGCTGCAACAGCTGCAACAGCTGCAACAGCTGCAACTCAATTATAAGGACTTCGACCCATTGTCAATACCAAAAAATTCAGTTGTATATCTAGACCCACCGTATGAGGATACTGCCGGGTATGCCTCTGGCAGTTTTAACCATGAAGAGTTTTACGAATGGGTCAAGCTGTTCGAAGTCCCTGTATACATATCCAGCTACCAAGCAAGAGAGTGGCTTAAACCTGTACTAGTTCTAAAACATCGTGAAACATTGGCCGGCAGCCGGGCTGCCAGCGGTGAGGTGAAAGAGATACTATTCTGGAATGGGGTATAGTATATGGCCGTGGCAAAAAAAGAAATGTTCACCGATGAGGAAGCTAAAAGTCTTGAGTGGTTTTATGGTCTAGACCCCTTGCATTTTGCATACTTAGCCAAAGAGTGGAACGAGCAAAATCTAAACATCGTCATCAAAAACAAAAAAGATTATGACGCCTGGTTTAATTACTTCCGAAAAATGCCGACCAGCCACATCCGAATGCTAGTCGCCACCGGGCAAG